TATCCTTAGCATAGAGGTTCCAAAGCTCCAACCAGTTCAACCCACAAAGAAAACAATCGAGATTGGCTAAACTTGATTTAGTTACAGTTGCTGATTCAAAGTATGAGGTTCTTGCTCGTATTTCCAAATCTAGTGTTGTTGATGTTGAACGGGAAAAGAGCCTCTACTTTGGAGCTGATACGATATTGCAATCGGGTGAATTGATATTAATTTGTCGTAAGGTAATTGATGTTGAATTTGAACTTTTATAAAAAACTTGTTGTCTCTCATATATACTTGTAAGTAAATTAATATATGGAAATTAACATGATATCAATACCTTGTCAGAAATGTGGTCGAATTGTCGATAATGTAGACAGTGGAATCAGAAGTGTTACTTGTTGGGTTTGTGTACAGATAGTGGTTGGAATTCCCAAGGAACCAAAGCAGACACAGAAGACAGGTCGTCCTGCCGGATGGCACTTTATGGCTGAATTTGTGGATAAAGACGGAAGTGTTTTTCACAAAGGAGTAGAACAGCCTAATTTAAAAAATACTCTTCCACCAACTAAAGTAACAAAGAAAAAAACTAAGAAGAAGAAGCGTCGAACAAAAGAACAACTTTTGGTCGCTCGTCAAAAAGAAAAAAAAGCTGCTCTCAAAAAAGCAGTCAAAAAACAAAAAGATTTTATTAATCACAACTATGGAGAATAGATAGATTGTTTGAATTGTTTGAAGTGGTTGTAGTCTCATTGTTGTTGTATATAGCATACAAAGTTTCCAACGATGATGATTGGTTTGGTTATAGGTAATAAATGTCAGATAAACAAAATGTTATAACGGGTCACCACAAACCATCTTCTGTGTTAAGAAGTGATTATGGAAAAGTGCAACAAATGCCTTATAAGAATAAAGTGATCAATTGCATTAAAGAAGATAATTCTTTAATTAAGAAAAAGCTCAAGACCGTGACGGTGGAGGAAGGTATGAAAATAGCAACAAGGTTGTTTGAAATACTTGCCACCAGAAAAGACGGAATAGGGTTAGCTGCCAACCAAGTGGGTATTGATGCAGCCGTTGCTGTTGTAAATGTTCGCGAGCCTCTAATCCTCATCAACCCAGAGATAGTGTCCAGGGAAGTAGAACTGCCTTATTACGAAGGTTGTCTGTCCTACCCAGGCAAAGGTGTACATACAAAAAGATATAGAGATATCATCGTATCTACATCACAGGAAGAAAGTAATTGGTACTTTAGTGGAGCACCATCAGTTGTGGATGATGCAAAGGGTAGTTGGGAAGAAACACCCAAGGACAAACAAAAGGAAACCAACTTAAAGATTTTAGAAACTGTATGTGTTCAACACGAGATAGATCATCTCAACGGTAAAACCATACATGATAGAAAAAAAGAGACTACGGTGAGAGTTGAAAAAAAAATAGGACGCAATGATCTCGTTACGATCAAGAAGGACAAAGCGGTTAAAGTTATGAAATATAAAAAAGTACAATCGTTACTAAATAGTGGATGGGTATTGACATGAAGAAAATAAAATATTTTAGTGCTGAGTGGTGTGCACCTTGTAAGGTCTTCAAACCAATAATGAAAGAACTATCTAATGAAGGTTACGATATAGAATTTATAGATGGTGATAAGAATCCTAAGATTGCTAATGAATATAATATCCGTTCCGTTCCTACCACTATAGTGGAAGAAAATGGTGTTGAGGTAGGCAGGTTTCTAGGAGCTAGAACTAAAACGGAAATGATTGAAGTTCTTTCTCACCCACAGGAATGATAAATGAAGAGTTATATTTACGTAAGCTCAAGACTGAATATAAGTTTCGTACCGTCGAGGCTCAGTATTCCAATGAACTTCTCAAAGAGGCTCTGCAGGAGTTTCAAAAAGAGTTTGCGGAATTATCAGATGAGGAACAACCTGATACTTCCACAACAAAAATTAAAAACAAACAAAATAAAAAATTATCTAAGACAAATAACAAGTTGTATAAAAAAATTGCATCAGTCGTCCATCCAGATAAAAAGAGTGGAGATGACGGAGACTTTAAAAAACTTAGAACTGCTATCATGGAAGATGATATGGAAATGGTAGAGAGTATAGCAAATAAACATAACGTTGATATAGCACCAGTTACGGAGTCTATAGAATTTTATGAACAAAATATAAAAGATTTAAAAGATAAAGTAAGTCATCAGTCTTCTATGTTGGCAATGGTGTGGCACGATGCCACTGCTGAAGAAAGGGAAGGCCTCAGAGATAAAATATTAGACCATTACGGAGGAAACAATGGGTAAGATTATAGGAATAGATTTAGGAACAACTAACAGCTGTGTGGCTATTATGGAAGGTGGTGAACCCACAATTATAGTCAATAAAGAGGGAAACAGAACAACACCGTCCGTCGTAGCCTTTACGGATAAGGAGAGATTGGTCGGAACCTCAGCTAAAAGACAAAACGTAACTAATCCACTCAACACTATATCTTCAGTGAAGAGATTTATTGGCAGTAAGTATGATGAAGTAAAACAGGATACAAAAAAAGTCCCGTATAAAATTAATCGTTCCAGTAAGGGTGGGATACAAATAGAAACTAAACGAGAAAATTATTCCGCAGAGCAAATATCAGCTATGGTCTTGGAGCAACTTAAAATAGTAGCTACTGAACACCAAGGAACTAATATTACAGAAGCAGTTATAACAGTTCCAGCTTACTTTAACGATAGTCAACGCCAAGCTACTAAAGATGCGGGAAAGATAGCAGGTCTTGATGTTAAGAGAATTATAAATGAACCAACAGCGGCCGCTTTGGCTTATGGGTTAGAAGATAAAAAAGACCAAAAGATTGTAGTATACGACTTGGGCGGTGGAACATTCGACGTATCAGTTCTTGAGTTAGGAGATGGGATCTTTGAAGTAAAATCTACTAATGGTGATACTCACTTAGGAGGAGATAACTTCGATGAAGCTTTATTGGATTGGTTGGTTAGTGAGTATAAAAATACTAGTGCTATTGATCTATCAAACGATCCCTCAGCTTTACAGAGATTACGAGATGCAGCGGAATTAGCTAAAAAGGAACTTTCATCTTCATCTCAAACTAATATAAATCTACCGTTTATTACAGCTAACGAATCCGGACCTCAGCATTTGGACATAACCTTGACTAGAGCTAAATTTGATAATCTTACTGAAGAACTAGTGAACAGAACTAAAGAACCTTGCATTAACGCTCTCAAGGATGCAGGGATGACCACTGAGGATATAGATGAGGTCATTTTGGTTGGAGGATCCACGAGGATTCCATTAGTTCGTAAAGTAGTCGAGGAGTTATTTAATAAGCAACCAAACCACTCAGTCAATCCTGACGAAGTAGTAGCGTTAGGTGCAGCGGTTCAGGGAGGTGTTCTTTCTGGAGATGTTACGGATGTTTTATTATTAGACGTAACTCCTCTATCGTTAGGTATAGAGACACTAGGTGGAGTAGTGACACAAGTTATAGAGAGAAACACTACTATACCTACAAACAAAAAACAAACATTTACAACAGCAGCAGAAAATCAAAGCTCGGTTGAAGTACATGTGTTACAAGGAGAACGAAAGTTTGCAACAGATAATAAATCTATAGGTAGATTTCACTTAGAAGGAATTATACCAGCCCCCAAAGGGACACCACAAATAGAGGTCACGTTTGATATAGATGCCAATGGTATATTATCAGTATCTGCCAAAGATTTAGGGACAGGCAAAGAACAGAGCATTCGTATAACTTCTTCTACGGGATTGAGTGATAGTGAAGTAGAACAAATGATATCCGATGCCAAAAAACACAAACAGGCTGATACAAAAAAAGCAGAGCTTGTAGAATTAAAAAATAAATCATCTTATCTTATAACACAATGTAAAAAGACTGTTGAAGAAAATAAAGAAGTATTATCTAAAGATCAAATCAAAGATATAAATAGTAAGGTGGAAACATTAGAAAAACAAGTAGGAACAGATGATGCGGAAGGTATCAATAAAAGATATGAAGAACTAAATACTCTTCTCGGAGAGATATCGAATAGCATGCATTCACAACAAACTAGTGATGTTCAAGAGGAACCATCCAATGATGAAAATTCAGTGGATGCCGAGTACGAAGTAGTAGATGACAAATCTACAGAGAATGTAGATGACAAGTGATACATATTATATATGAACAAAAAAGTCACCATAGAAACATTGTTAAATAAAATGGCTGAACGGTTAATAAACATCGAATTAGTATTACTGGAACACCGTAAAGTCATTGATCACTTTGCGAGTAGAATGGATCACGTTTATAAAATTTTAAGTGAAGTAGATGTTGATATAACTGAAGATGAGAAAGATCGGTTATCTACATATCTAAACGAATATGCTGATGCTGCAGAGCTGACCGGTTCAGATGCAACAGCTCTACGTGAATTTAAAAAAGAATTAGAAAAGTATAGATTACAAATTACCACTTATGGTGAATCTTAAAAAATTAAAAATAACTAAACAGGGCCTGAATGGTATCGACAGGTACAAACGAACCACAAGTGCAGCAGAGATTGAGTATGTCTCGTAACAAAAGACTCACTAAACCAATTGATGAGGCTATAAACCTCGAGGACTTGAACATAGATTGGCATTTGGCAGAGTATGATTATCCAGCAATGGAAGTATCTACTGTGGCCAAGCCGGTTGTTGACGTTCAGTCAACTTACGCAGCAGCATAAGTTACCGAGTCGTCTAACACTTAGTCATAAACCAAGTTAGACAAAATCTCTTTAGCTAGGATAGAAGTTAGAGATTAAATAAACTGCCAGTTGGTAACTCTGAGCAAAGTTACAAGTAGTTTGTCAGTTACTTCTTATTGAAACTGAACTAAGCTGTAACGACTTGTATTAAGTTGTAAACTGGACCGGGGTTCGAATCCCCGCAGGTCCACAAATAAATGGAACGGAGAAGAAATATGGAATTTCTAAAAAATATGTTAAGTAGTGAATCTAAGATCTCAAGTAAGAGAACAATAGGGTTTGCATCTTTTGTAATGCTCGTAGGTAGTTGGGTAGCTAACACCTTTTGGCAGTTTGACGTCAAAGATCAAATCTTAGAAAACTTTATGTATATTACTATAGTAGGTCTAGGGGTCACGGCTGCAGAAAAATTTTCAAGACAAAATAAATAAACACAAACACAAAAGGTTATAATATGGACTCAGATAAAATTCTAGGGAACTGGAAGAAGTTACTCTCATACGTAGATGAGTATTTTGAAGATGGTGAAAAAGAAAATACTCTTAAATTATTTAAGCACTTTGAGGATAGATTCATCGATGCTCCAGCAAGTAGTAGACCAAACCACCACAATTGTTTTGCTGGAGGATTAGTAGATCACATGCTACGTGTTATCGATACTTCACTAAAACAAAAAAAGCTCTTCTCACACATGGGCGTACAAGTAAAGGCATCCGATGCTGATATTGTTATGGCAGCCATGTTTCATGACTTGGGTAAGATAGGTGATCTGGATAATGCATACTACATAAGACAAACAGATGAATGGAGACGTAATAAGTTAAATGAGTGGTACACATTTAACCCTAAGCTCGAGCCACTATCAGTTACGGATCGAGCACTATGGCTGCTCCAGTGGTTTGATGTCAAGATATCCCAAGAAGTTTGGAAGGCTATCAAGTTGTCTGATGGAATGTTTGATGATGGTAATACAGCTCTGTATAGAAAGCATGATACAGATAATATACTACACTATATTGTACACTTTGCAGATTGGACGAGTACTGTTGTCGAGAAGCAACTATATAAGCAGTCGTTGGAAAATGTGGATGTGGGATATCAAGAGGGAACTCCAAAAGATCGCAACGTTACGGACAAAAAAATACAGAATATGAAAGATAAATTTTCTGAGTTATTTCCTAATGGTTGAGTATATTATTATTGGAATTTTAGTTGTCTCGAGTACAATTCTAGCGTATCTTTTAATGTTATCTTTAAGGAGAATAACATCTCTTGAGACATATATGTTAGAATTTGATAGGATAATAAAGTTTTCAGCAGAAAAAATGAGGCTTGTTGATGAATCAGGACACTTTGAGTCGGATGATGAAATAGGTTTTTTCTTTGAGCAAGTAAAACAATTACAAAAATTATTAAACCAGTTATTTGAGGAGGATTCCAGTGGGAAGACCAAGAAAAAATAAAGTATACTTTGACCAAGCAGTTCAAGATGCAATAGTAGAATACAACCAGTCAGAAAATCCGTTATTGAGAGATAAGATTTATAGAGAAAAGATTCACTTTGCATTAGATAAGCTGTGTGAAAATATTATCAATACATTTAAGTTCAGCTACTTTGATGCAGGATTCAATGATGTAAAGCAAGAAGTGTTGAGCTTTTTGGTAATGAACATGCACAAATACAAACCAGATACCGGCTTCAAAGCATTTAGTTATTTTTCAGTAGTAGCTAAGAATTACTTAATTGCAGTGAATAATGGAAACTACAAAAAGCAAACTACACATTCAGAGATATCAAGACCCAGTATAAGTGCTCAGTTGGTAGATATTCCCCGTCACGAGAAAGAAGTAAAGAAAGAATTTATGGATATGATCACTAAATACTTTGATAAAAAAATACCAAGTCTATTTAGAAAGAAACGAGATATTGATATAGCATATTCTATAGTAGAGTTGTTCAATCGAAGAGGTGAGATAGATAATTTTAACAAGAAGAGCTTATATATACTGATACGTGAGATGACTGGTGTCAATACGGTTTACATTACAAAGGTTGTTAATGAAATGAAAAAGCATTATAAGATATTAGCTCTAGAATATCAAACAGGCGTGACCAGCCCCTCAAAATAGTATGTTGTAGTTTTTGCTTACAAATTACATTACTGTATACTTATAGGTGCAGTACTACATGTAAAGGGTAAGCAAATGGACAATGATGTAAAAATATTTGACAATGTATCGTTTAGTGATCTTACTAGAGATATATACGATAATTCAAAAAGCAAACGGGTTCAACTTGATCTATTGATTCAAGAAATCCATGGATTTATACAAAGCATAGATGATGCCGTTGTTGTTATGCCTATAGTCAAAGAAATATTTGATGTAGCTATAAGAAACGATGAGCATCTTGTAAAATTAGCCAGTGTGCTCCAACGAATAGTTGGAAAATCAAACGGAGCGTCTGATTCGGATACAATGATGCTTTCGGATGCTGAGAAGGAAGAGTTGATAGCTACTCTTCAAGATACAGCTAATGATATGCAAGATGAGTCCGATAAAATAAATAAAATTAAAACGAATGTTCCAGTAGGTAATTAATGGGTTCTACATTCATAACTTTAGAACCTTCATCTGTAGACAATTCCGGTCTTTTCAAAAATTCACCTCCTCAACTGGTATGGTTACAGTTTGTCCCAGGACATGTTGAAAAAATTTATACAGAACCTTCCGCTATGTCTGGTGTGATAGAAGCATCAGCTCATGCAAGTGATAATTCAGTTACTAAAACTTCTACCAAGTACTTACCATTGTTGAGAGGTATAAACGAAACTCCCAGCAAGGGTGATCCAGTATTGCTCTGTACTTTTGGACAACGAAATTATTATTTAGGTCCTCTCAACACAGAAAATAAGATAAACTTTAATATAGATAGTTTATATGAAAATGGATCAGACGAGGCTGCAGGTGAAGCTGGTAGAGATTTGAACTTTCCTTTCCAACCCAATAGATCTAAATCCACCAAACCAACTAATACAACACCTCCTTCTCACGGAGATGTTATGATAGAAGGTAGGCATGGTAATTCTATTAGGGTAGGTAGTAGAGGCTCAAATCCTTATATAGTTTTTAGTAACGGGAAGAGTATCAATAGTAGCTTTGATAGCGCGGCAGATGGAACATTATTAGCAGCATTACAAAACGGTTCAATAAAAGACAACTTTGGTGAGTATATATCACAGGATACTAACGCTACGATCAATGGATATGTACTTGCATCCGATACAGTAAATGAACCCAATAGAATTATGTCATCTCTTGTACAGACATCTATAGGAACAGATGATGTCACTGATTACATCTACAATTATACAAGACCACAATTATTTGGTTCTTCCGATAGGATTATTTTTAATGCTAAGAAGGAATCTATATTTCTTTCAAGTAAAATTAATCTCAATATGGGAGCAGGTAAAGATGTAACAGTATCCGCTAATAGTAAGATATTATTGGAAGCATCTAATATTTATTTAGGAAAGCAAGAAGAAGCTCATGCGGTAGCATTTGCTGATAACATATCAGAAGTACTTACGGAGTTGATTGATATAGTGAGTTCAGCGGTGGGTATATGTAATGGAGCTCCCGTACCATTGTTGGAAAATCCACCAGTGGGTAACGGAGGACCAATTGGATTGAAATTAGCTAGCTTGAAGGCTAAATTTGCTCCAGGAGGTCAGTTAGATTTTCAAAGTAGTAAACATTTTGTAGAAAAAAACCAATAGTTATGAGGATAATATGAAAAAAAATCAATTAAGATTATTAATAAGAGAAGTTGTTAGAGAGGAAGTTCAGTTGGAGGTTCGAAAAATTCTCCGCGAGGATAAAAAAACTACTTTACCTTCAAGAGCTGCAGCTCCTACCACAGCACCCCAACGGCCAGCACGTAAACGTGCAGTTCCACAAACTAATAATCCCTTGTTGAATGATATTTTACAAGAAACGGCTAATGATACGGATTGGGAGACTATGGGAGGTGGGACTTTAGACACTTCAAATATGCAAGATGTCTTGAATAGAACCATGCAACCTACAGCGGAAGGTCATCGCGCAACTCAAGCAGCTCCTATAAATCCAGCTGATCCTATGTCACAGTTTTTAAATAAAGATTATCGACCGGTCATGAAGGCATCCGAGCAAAAGATAAAACAACGTAGCCCTGGGAAGTAATGGGAAGTCTGAAATCAGATATAGAGGATGTATTTGTTAATGCTTCTGGTATAACTCCTGACGAGAATGGAAAACTTGATAAAGGTAACATTCCCAGCTTGGCAGAAGGTATAGCGTTAGCTGTAGAGCGGTATATTAAGAGTTTAACCTTTAATATAACATCTATGGATGCTACGGTAATAGTAGATGAAATAAAATTTTTAAAGGATGTGGATATAGATTTAACTGGTGTGGGACATCCGGGTACGGTGGGACCAGCTGTTGCACCCCCATCACCCCTTATAAATCTCAAGCTACCCGCTTTGCCTCCTACTGGTAAGATAAAAAGAAACACAGTATTTAAGAATGGTATGAATGTAGAAGCAAAAGGAAAGGCTTATCTTGGTAAAGCAGCTTCGGCAAAAGTTCAGCTGAAGGACCCTATTTATGATAGAACTAATCAGTATAGTAGAAATGCTGAAGTAAAACTTAATCCAGATAAAAGCACTATTAATAAGGCAACATAATGGCAAGAAGAGATCTCACAATACAGCCGCTGATAGAAGACAGAACGGAAAATATTTTTATTGGTTTAGAATATCCTCTAAAGAGAAGTGAAGGCATTGAGGGATATTTTGAATCTACCAAGACCACCATACAAGCTGTAAAAAATAATATTAAGTTATTATTATCTACGGATAAGGGTGAGAGATTAATGCAACCTCAACTTGGAATGGGTTTAAAAAAATATTTATTTGAACAAGTTACCGATGAAACTAAAATTGCTATAGAGAACGATATTATTGATACTTTTGAACAATATCTTCCTTTTGTTGAAGTGAAGGATTTGAAGGTTCAAATGCTACCTGATAGCGTAGGTTCTAGAAACACTATGAAAGTGACTGTACTTTTTAACATAACAAAGGATCCCAATTCATTGGAATCTGTAACTGTAACACTAGGAGACTAAGGTGCCATATACGGATCAAGACTTCAAAGAAACTAATGTAAATTACATTAACAAAGACTTCAATACAATAAAGAGTTCCTTGATTCAATACGCTAAGTCTTATTTTCCCGACACATATAGAGATTTTAACGAAACATCACCTGGTATGATGCTTCTAGAAATGTCCGCATATGTTGGTGATGTATTGTCTTTTTACATGGATCAACAATATAAAGAAATGATGTTACCTTTGGCTGAAGAGAGACGTAATGTAGTGACGCTAGCCAAGATGTTAGGATACAATGCAAAAACTTCAGTACCAGCTTATGCTGTATTGGAAGTAACACAAACGGTTGGTTCTTTGGGAGATGGAGCATTTCCTGATTACAGCGAGGCGGTATCCATTGAACCTGGTATGCAGGTACAATCATCATTATCTTCAACTGTAAAGTTTGAATCATTGGATGTGATAGACTTCTCAGTAAGTTCATCAGCGGATCCACTTCCCATACAAAGTGATTTTAATGATGAGGGTATAGCTACTGGATATGATCTCAAGAGATCAGTTACTGCTATTAGCGGTGAGACAAAATCTAAAAGTTTTCCAGTAGGAGCTCCAGTTAAATTTTTAAAACTAAACCTACCTGAAAAAAATGTCGTACAGATTATTTCAGTACATGATAGCAATGGAAACAAGTACCACCAAGTAGATTTTTTAGCACAAGATAGAGTACCCATTGAGACTCATTATACATCTAATCCTAATAGAAGTGATGCTTATACGTCTTTAGAAAGTGGACAAGACGTGAGTACGGTTCCCGTTCCATACACCTTGGAATTTATAAGAACTTCTAAACGATTTGTAGTAGAGAACGATTTTGAAGGAACTACGAGTGTGGTATTTGGAAACGGAATACTACGTTCTGGTAAAACAATACAAAGTGGTTTTATACAATCCGATCAAGCAGGAATTACGGTACCGGGTCAAGTACAGAGCATTCAAGCAGGTATTGATCCACTATTAGGAGATGAATTTAGTACGTTAGGTGAAACTCCATCCCACACTGAGCTTACAGTAAAGTATAGAGTAGGTGGAGGATTGAATTCAAATGTAGTAGCCAACGACTTATCTGTAGTAACAAATAAAATAGGAGCTCCAGGCAGTCCCAGCTTAACATCAGCTACGTTATCCGTCACAAATCCAGAACCAGCTAGGGGTGGTGCTGCAGAGGAAACTTTACAAGAAATACGAGAGCGAGCTGCTGCATTTTTTACCACACAGAATAGATGTGTTACTAAGAGTGACTATGAAGCTAGAATATTAGGGATGCCGGCTAAGTTTGGTAATCTTGCTAAAGTGTATGTGGAGAGAAGTTCCGGAAATACATCACAGCTTATAGAAATCGTACGAAATGCTGAAGTAGGCATACAAGCTAAATATGATGTTGGCGCACCTCCGGACAGAGAAAACTTTAACGACTTTTATCAAAAAGTTCAAAATGCATTGGAAGTTATTCAAAGTGGCGTTATACCCACTATTGAGGTATACACGCTTAGTTATGATAGAAATAAAAATTTAACAGAAACACCAGCAGATCCAATAGGTGTAAATCTTAAAAATTATCTAAACGAGTTTCGTATGCTTACTGATGAAATAGTTTTGAGACTTACTAGAGAATCTGGAGGTGGGTACATTGTAAATTTTGGTGTTTATTTTGATGTGGTAGCCCATAGAAATGCCAACAAGGCAGAAATAAAACTGAAGTGTATAGATAAAATTAGAAATTATTTCCAAGTAGATAAAATGCAATTTAGACAACCCATTTACGTTAGTAAGTTAGAATATGAGCTCATGAACATAGATGGAGTGTATTCAGTAAATTATGTCTGTATATCACAGGGTCCTAATTATGAATTACAACCTGGAGTATCCGTGAGTACGTTTGGACCTCTATATACGTATCACCACGTAAACAATTCATGGCAGGTAGATGACTCTACGGGTCTGACTAATTATGGATATAAATTTGACTTTGAGCAATCACTTAATCAGGGGGTAATACAACCATCAGCAACACCCTCCGTTTTTGAATTAAAAGATCCAGAACAAAACATAAAGGGAGCTGTTAGATAATGCATTATAGAATTTTTTCAACAGCAGATACGTATATCAATAGTGGCTCCAATTTGATTACGGGAGAAACATTTAAAGATCAAAATTTTGGTCGAGATGAAATATTAGAACTCAAGAAGGTATATGTTAATAACGACTTTGGGTATCAAACTAGAGTTTTAATAAACTTTCAAGGTCCAGACTTTTCTGAGATTAGTCAGTCCATAGTAAACAAAACAATTACTTCGCCTAAATTTAAATTAAGATTATTTGAAGCTAACGGTACAACTGATGTATCTACAAATTATTCTCTAGGAGCATATCCAATATCATCTTCATGGGATGAAGGTATTGGTAGAACCTCAGATTCACCCAAGACGACTACTGGATGTAGTTGGGAAAATCGTTCTTATTATGCCGGAGCTTCTCCAGTAACGTGGTCGCATGATGATGGTTTAGCAAGACATGGAGTATATTTTTACACGGGAAGTGGTTATGAAGCCTCACAATCATTTACATATGCATCACCCGATGTCGATATGGATGTTACTGATATTGTGAATAGGTGGTTAGAAGGTTCTAACAACAATGGATTTTTAGTAAAGTTTAGTGGTAGTCACGAAGAGGCTGCACTATCAGATGGAACTATAACTACTGGCGATCTTAGATTTTTTAGCGGTCAAACTAATACAATCTACGCTCCAGTATTGGAAGTTCAATGGGACGATCACTTACCAGCTACCGGTTCAAATACAGGTAGTTTATTACCAGTTACTATGAGTGGTCTAAATGATATGATTGTAACAATGAAAGGTCTCAGAGAATCATATAGAGACACTGAGAGAGTAAAGTTCAGAGTTCAAGCTCGCCCAAGACATATACAAAAAACGTTTACAACTTCAGTACAAACGTTGACTGGATCATTCATACCAGAGGGTAGTGGGTCATATAGTATTGTTGATGTAGCAACAAATGAAACAGTAGTTCCTTTTAGTCCATATACATCAATGAGTTGTGATGATACGGGAAATTATTTTATTCAATGGATGAATGGTTTTTATCCTAACAGAAAATATAAGATACAATACAAATTAAATTTTGATGATAATCAAGAAGCGATCTATGATGATGGGTTTGAATTCATTGTACGTCAGTAGGAGTAAGTAATGGCTGAATCATTCGGAAGAGGTTTTGTGACCGGTCAAAATAACCGGGATAGAAAACAAGATCCTGATTTCAAAGCTATGCAAGAGGATAGAAAAGTAGCTCTTGAGAATCAACGTGCAAGAGATCAGTTAGCTTTAGAAGAATATCTAGAGATGGAATATGATCCATATGTACCTCCTCTTGTAGATTTAAGTAGTGGTGAAATAGAGGATCCACCCATTGCACCTATGACAATCACACCCACTACAGTAGCACCTCCAACTGAACCAATCGTGTCAACTATTAATGAAGTTGTCGAAGAACCTTTAGATGATGAAGGACTACTAACTGAACCAGAACCTGTCCAGGTGGTAAAATCTCCAATGAGGATAAACGAACCAATACAAGTGAGGGATTTCTCTACACCTCAATTGATATCAGAGATAACAAAGCGATCAAGTGATCAAAAAAACCTATTGGGGTTGAATCCCGTGAGGACGACAACAACTCAACCAAGCACTCCCCCAATCACAATAACTATACCAGATGCACCACCATCCACAATTCAAAGTTTGGGTGGAGGTTTTATTGGTGGTGTTGGAGGAGCACTACCTACGCCTGGATGCCTAGATCCCAGAGCAGATAATTACAATCCAAATTCATCTAGGGAAGATGGCTCGTGTGTGTTTACAATTCCTGGATGTATGGACCCAATAGCGTACAACTTTTCGGGAGAGTATTCAGTTCAACTAAATAACAGTGGCTTATATACTATTGTTGGTGCAAATGAGTCTGACGGATCGTGTAAATATTTTGATTATGGCTGTTTTCAACAAGATGCCGTTAATAACACATGTACCAATACGGATCTAATACCTCAAATCTCATCTGATGGATATGAAGTGTTATCAAAACACTCAGACGAATCACTTAGTAAAGTACGTCTAGTGGCAACTAGTGGAAATTTAGATACTCTATCCTTGATATCTAACATGTCGGGTACTGAAAGATATAATTATTTACTTAACAACTATGTAGAAATGACAGATACCAACTTACAAAATAAACAACGTGTATTTAACATACAAGAGGTAGGAGAGGATCCTACAACACAATCACCTATATTGGTTATAAACCTCATGCCAGCTTCAACTCAAGGAGCCGGATCATTTGTCGAAAATCTTAAAAATGTGAGGGATTCAAGACGAGGACCAAAGGATTCAAGACGAGGACCAAGGGATCCACGACGAGCACTAAATGCAACTCGAGGAGGTAGCTACAACGTATGAAATTAAGTATTATATCCTGTATAGATGATGGTTCCTGCTACTTTAATCCAGGGTGCACCAACAATGCTTTCTTAGAATTCTACACTCAAGGTTACGTAGCTGATTATGACGATGGGTCTTGTTCCCAAGCTGTAGTGTTTGGGTGTACAAATATTGATGTGCTAGAGTTTAATCCATTTGCTAATTTTCAACGAGATGGTGACTGTGGAGCCACCACTCCACTAATACAAGGCTGTACAGATAGAAATGCTTTAAATTTTAACAACTTGGCAAACAGAGATAATGGTACTTGTTCGTATATAGATCAAGAATTTGCCGCTGGTATTGCAAGAGAAAAAGAAAACATAGCTGGGATATTGTCCAACTTACTGGTGAAGCATGCTGAAGAAATAAAAACTGTCACACAAACTACAAATTTATCAAGTCTACAAAAGACAGTGAAAGCGGGAACTATACAACGAGGTAGAGAGTCCACGGATAAACTATTGCTGTATCAATCTGAGTACAAAAGTAACTTGGATGAATCACGAGATGTGGTGCAGCAGATATACGACAAAATGTATCCTAATGGGGCCAATCCCAACACCACGGCTGCAGTTGTTGATCCACAATCATTGAGATTTGAATTTTTTGATAAGTCGGATCAAGAGGGAGGTGGTACCTTCATAAGAATTATTTTTGGTCTATCACAAAGTACTTTAGAAATAGACGTACAGGCTATATCATCACACTTAAACCAATTTGTTGATATTCAGGAAACATTTAGACCTATAGATCCCGATAAAGCTAAGACGGTATTAGATGATACTATATTTGAATTGTTACCTCCCACTACAAGTCGTCAAGAAAGAATAAATAATTTCTTTGCAGAATATCAACAACTACGACCACCAGTAGTACCTGTAGATACTGGGGCTGTTATAGATGCAGACGAAGATGGTGTAACAGATACAATCGATCCTAATGAATCAAACAACTACAGCTCGCTATACGATATATCAAACACAACGAATCAAGCTGCAGAAGAAAACAAATACATTACATGGCAACAATCCAGTGAAGATGTAGACAATGCCGACAAATCTCTTGAGTGGCTAAGTAATGATATAGTGAGCAACTTCTTTCCACAGAGTCAGCCCAGTATCAGCGTGGAGGATACTAGACCTGAATATGAATCTACATCTCAGGGTTATTTACAAATAAGAAATCTTAATCAGGGTATAGTAGTACGAAGCCAAACTGGCAATGATGTAGGATTGATAGGAAACAATCCAAGCGATCCTGTGTGGAGACGTGAAGGATTTACAATATCAATGTGGGTAAAATTTTTAGATAAAGTATCATCTGGTACACTATTTAACTTTGGTAATCCAATTAGAAATAACTCACCATACGGTTTTAGATTAGAAACCTATACACTGGGTCGAGATGAATTAGCCAGTACGGGAAACGGAAAGACCTTTGGTGAGGAATCTTATGACAGGGGTATGAACTTATTTCCCGGCGATGAAACAAGAGCAAGATTTGTAAGACTACTCGTTAGGGACGAAAACAATCTTCTTAGAGATTCACAACATGGACATTACTCTGGACAAAATAATAACTCAGGTTTAAATTTTAAAAAATCTAATCCTGAAGAATTTGCGGCGGCGTTATATGACTTTGAAAATAATCAACCCGTTAGGAATTATCAAGAACAGGGTTTGCAGGATGCATACCAACCAGCATTAGGTTGGGACTCGGAGAAGTGGTTGTTACCATACACTACCATACACGTTAAATTAAATGAATGGTTTCTTATAGTAGCAAATTATGATCCCACAAGAAATGAAGACCATTCAGTACCAACAGTTGATCCGGATTACTGGAAGTGGAAATGTTCAGAAAGAATCCTAACGGAAGATAATAGTAACACATATGTATGTGATCCTGATTCGTATACTAGTGATAGCAACAAGGGGTCTAAACTAAAAGTAGAAGTGATAGGCCGTTCCGAACTCTTACGAGGTCTTGGATATAAGATAGGAGAGGAACCAGAAGAACTAGCCGATACAGCAGTTACAGTAGATACGGTTACTGGGGAAACTTCCAATAGTCCACCTCCTCCATTGAATTTGGGAGGCTGCTTAGCTCCTACAGCTACTAACTATAATCCAGATGCAACCTTTGAGGATGGAACGTGTATATTTCCAGATCCCAATGCTACCGCTACGATAAGTTTAGATGGACTAGCAGCAACATTTAATTCAGAAAATACTTCAGAATTATTGACTCTTGGAACTCCTGGTGTGTATTATAACACTAATGGCATTTTAGTATCAATAGATTATTTTGATTCAACAACGACCAAATCTATAATTACAATTGGAGAACTTGATCTTGGTATGGGAACATATGTTAATAACAACACTGTAACATTTGACTCGCCTCTACCCGAATCGTATAGAGGTAAAGAAGTGTTTGCTCGTCAGGCTATGTCATTGGGACAACCTACTTTATTGAGAATAGAAAACATTGGCGGTGGTGAAGATGGTATAGAGGTAGATGGAACACTTCTAGATTTTTCTAATGGATATGCAGTCAACGTACCAGTCGTAACCGGTCAAGAACTAACTATCCGTCCAATACCAAATGGAGATAATGATTACATGTTCGGACAGACTTCCACAACAGGCATCAACAGAGGAATAAATATTGAAGGTGAACGAGGAATGTTGATCAGTAACAATGTGGAAGAAATAACAATATTAATTCCACCGACAGATCTAGATAACAATCCAGTAACCAATAGTGTGGATTGGGGTAAAGCTACTATTAGTTTTACACCTGCAGAGTTTGAAATATCTTTTCCCAACATAGATGATATTCCCAACCAAGCTCAAAATGCTATTGTAGAAAACATAAGTTTAAATTTTACAGTTATCAGTCCTCCTCAAATTGAAGGCTTTGGACCACTTGCAGCAAATGTACCCGGTGAATTACCTACTTTGATAGGTTTGGGTGAAGCTGATATTCAACTACAAGAAGGACAAACTACAATAACTGTTGAACAAACTTTACTACCCAAGACATTTACTGTAGAGACAACTAAACAACATAACATCAATACTAATAATCAAACCTTTATTACTACCGACATAGATCCTATAAGCATTAGAACAATTACAATTGAGGATTTAGCTCCAACGGATTCAGTCATACCAATCACATTAGATCTAACTGCAACACGAGATATAGTAGATGAAGTAACAGAAGAGGTACAGGAAATGGAAGAAGAAACACAACAAGAAGATGTAACGATTCCAGATCCCGAGCCAGATCTAATACCCGGATGTACGGACACGCTAGCTATTAACTATAACTCATTAGCTACTGTCGATGACGGAACTTGTCAGTATGATAGTAAACAAAAGTCAGATAAGAACCTACCAAGAAGACAAAAGAAAACTAGAGGTTACTAATGATCAGCTCTAGACCATTTCAAGATGATGAGCCAACTCGACTCAAGCAGGGAATAGGAGTAGATGATCAGCGACCTAAACTGGGTTTGTATTTTGGATCTAATGATGAAATAGAGTATGGTGTAACTGTTAGTAATGAGTCTCCATATAGTACATTTCAAGAGTACTTAAAACAAGAACAAATACAACTGAGTAGTTTTTTTTCTAGCGATAATGTTGGCACTAATGATCTATACTTGCAGAAGATTGGATCATCTTGGCCTAACTGGCCACCAGAGCATCACTTCGTACCGGATGTTCAGGTCCGAACTAGACGAGGAGGTTTTGAAACTCCGCCACTACAATATTATGATTCTAGTATTCAAGAACAAGTAGATGGCTTTACAGCAAACAGAGCTCCCACGGATGTAATTTTTAATTTTTATCCACGACAATGGAACACTACGACACAAGACAGTAGATTAGTAAGTGAATTAAATGAACGAGAAGTTATAAACGACACATCACGTTACTACATAATGGATGTAGACTGGGGAGACGATTCTCCTCCATCATACAAAAGCACTCCAATTAAAATTGGTGGAACGGTAAAACATTTTTACAAAAAACCTGGATTGTACAACATAACCGGATACATGTTTAAGCGAACTGGGGAACCCTCGAAGAGAGTTAATTTATTAAAAACTAAAGCTCTTGTAACGAGGACTAAAGGACCCGGGTCAATAGGTAAGTCTAGGGGTCTGATCAGAAATACACAATGGCCCAATAATCCCGGAGAAACCGACTACGTTATCCAACTTACAAAAATAAATAAAACGGATAATTATTCTATTTATTTAGATGGTATCAAGCCAGGTAGAGACTATACGTTTTCTGTTTGGGCTGCCGTACCAAGGAGCCTCACTAATAGAGCCATCTTTAGAAGCAGGATTTACGATCACACACCAGGTGATACTGTATTTACGGGTGAGAGTGATTGGTACTCTGATACATTTGTAAAAGTTATAGATAAATTTAATGATGGATATTATACCTGGGAGAGATTATCCATAACGAGAACTGCTCCAGCTAACGCAACTGGTACTTGGATGATAGAATTAGCATATGGTGATACCTCGACATATAAGTCAAAGGGTCAATTTTTCTTCACTGGCTTTCATCTCGAGCAATCAGAAGTACAATCTTCACATTCACCTATATACTTTAAGAGGTTTTCACTTAACATACTGTTAAGCGACAACTCAAGCACCTTTAATGAATTTCCTCAACTGGGAGGTAGAGACTATACTTTTTTTCCTTACCCAGCTACAACCCCCATAGTAGGAGGAATAAATAAAAATTCTCTATATTATAAATCCATATCTAGATTGGCT